GCAGAAGAAACGATGTCATCAGCAGCGTTCTTAGCGACTTCAGCTACAACCTCTGCCTGGACAGCAAGGTCATCTATAATCTTTGCTTGAGCCTTGGCAATTGGGCTATTAGCGTCAAGCTTTTGAGCCGCAAACAATACTGACTTTATCTTTTGTGCTAACTTCTTAAACATTTTAACCTCTGTTTATTTTAATTGGAACTATATTATACTTATTAAATAGTAACTTTGCAAGCGAGAAAACTACCTACCTGTCTGTTGGGACTCTTTAATAAGGGCATATCTTTCTCCAGTTTCTTTAGAAACTAAAGAAAATCCATAAGCTGCAGCGTTTTTAACTGCTTCTGTAAAAGCCTCTTTGTCTGAAAGGCTTATATTTTCAAGCGGTATAGTTATACCGGCATATACGTCTACATTTTCAAAGTTACCAATGTTGATCTTTCTATTAACTCCACATATAAAAATGGGAGAGCTAGATAAGGATATCTCACCAGCCATATTGGAAACAACCTGATCTAAGGGTGAACCTACTGTTTCTTCTTGTGCATTTCTTGTAATCTTAGGCATTTGATCCTTCTTTTATTTTAGTTATTATTTCTATTGTTTTTGCGGTCTGTTGATCTAAATCAAGGTCATTTGTATTAATGATAGCAGATGCTATATTTTTAATATAGTCTATCTGCTTTTCTGATGAATGGGCCATTTCGTCCTCGTTCATGAGCTTTCCATCTCGTTTCATTAATCTTTGATTTAAAACATCCTGTGTGGCATCAAAGCATACCACAAAACCGTTTGGCTGTTCTAAGATGGTTCTAGCTTCATTCAAATATCTTACGTCAGAAATTAAAACAACAACATTCTTATCCTCTGCTTCATCCAAAGAACGTAATGCCTCTCTATGTATTTTTTTGGCTTTATTAATTGCCCATGATGCAAAACAGTCTGAATAAAACTCTCTGCATAGGTCTCCTGCATTTTGCAGAAACTTTCTTGGCTTAATGCCCTCAGGCTCAATGGGTAAGTTATTAATATCATTAACTAATTTAATAAATTCAGGATAATCAGGAATATGCCCGATGGAAGAGCTGCCATACACGTCGTATAAAACTTCATGAAGTGCATAAAGTTTTCTAGAGTTTTCTCTTAATCCTTTTGTGTTCTTTTTTATTGAAGCCATTTCATACAACGGAAGCGCATAAAATATATGATCCCATTTTGTATTATCTTTGATAATTTCAATTGAACCCTTAGGAACTATATGTTCAGCTACACTAGTTTTTCCAGAACCAGCTTTACCTGCCAATCCAATTATAATTGGACTATTGTTTTTTATTTGATTCATAGCTTCCAGTATAGCATCCCGATTAGATGTTGTCTTTTCTTGTCTCTAAATTATTTAAAAACTGATTTGCTAAAGCATCGGCTTCTGCTACGTTAATTCTTGGAACTTGTATTAATCTAAATCTATACTCAGATTTTATTTCCTCTATAGTCATTAGAAGAGGAACTAGAGAAGGATGCTTGCAAACCCATTTTTGGTTTACGTGGTTTGCAACCACAGCAGAGTCTGTGTAAATAATTGGATCAACAAAATCAGACATCGTACATATTAGAAGAGAGGCTATTACTGCCTCATACTCAGCTTCATTATTTGTTCTTGCTCCAAGTCCTCTTGCAAACTGAGCTACTTTCTTTTTATTTTTATAAACAACAACAGCGCATGCTGCTTCCCCAAAACGTTTTTGGCCTTGTCCTCTTGAAGCCCCGTCACAAAAAACTTCTATATTCAATTTAATCCAGCTTTATATTAAAAGGAATGTTCAATTGCTTTGCTCGATTTTTTATATTATTTTCCTGCCCTTTAGTTGCCACTATATGCGTAGCGTTTAAAAGGTATCTATTACCCTTATATTCTACTTGTGTAGGAAAATCTAGATCTTTTCTTTTTACAGAAAAAAACTCATTTGCAGAGCTAACTGATTTGTAATGTCCGATATACATAACTACCTCTTAGTAAAGACTAAAGTCTTTTTCTGAGAAAAATCCTTTTTCTTCTCTTGCAGAAGCTATTTGCATAGCTTGCATCTTGTCCATTAATTTTCTAGCTGACTCCGATGCTATTCTTGCTGCTAGTTCCATTGATTCAGCTATTTGGACAAGTGCCTCCACTGAGGAGAGAGCCATATATTCTGAATCTGCTGCTGCGGCTGCTGCGGCTTCTCTTTCAGCTTCATTTTTTCCTATCCTATTTGCCTTGTAAACTCTTTTATATCTTGCTTCTAGCAGTTTATATTGAGCTCTAGCGATTCCTGCAAATCTTGCAGTTGTTCCATAAACATTAGAAGACCTAGCAACGAGCGATGCAATATCATTCATCGTTAGATCCACATAATTTGGATCTGGAATTTCAATATAGTATTTGCTTAATTGCTCTTGAGAAGATATCGCAGATACTAGGAGCTCTAGTTGTGGGCTAATCACCGATAACATTTGGTCATAAAATTTTTTTGTATCGGTTAAATAGTTTGGTTGGTCAGTCATCTTCTTCCTCATCTTTATTTTTGCTGAAATATGATTTTAGCAGAACTTGATAGGATTCCATTCCGTGGTTCAGAAAGAATTCCTAATAGTTTTTCTTTTATCTTAGTCAAATGTTCACGAACAGTGTTTGGATGTTCGGTTATTTTTATTGCTATTTCTGATGATCTTTTACCATCAATATATCTCCATTTTAAAAGTTGTCTTTCTTGAATTGTTAACCTTTCAAACAAGGCGTTTGTGCTATCGCCTAGAACCCAAAATTCATTAACATCATTACTAAACGGCACATCTATATTAGCATACTGAATGGTATCTACGTAAGCACCTGATTTAGTAGAATCATCATTTTCTGAATCATTGTAGGCATCATCTTGGGTTATAAGTGGGAAAGATTTTCTTCCTAATTGATCAATTAAAAGAGTATCTACATTCTTTTTTAACAGATATAAAAAATAACTGTACAAAAATGCACTAAAAGGAATAGGCCCTTTTTCTGAATCCTTCCTTTCATACCTTGTAATGCATTGAAAGAATGTTAATCTCACGGTTTGTTGTACATCTTCTTCACTGCAATACCTTTTCACCATGTATAGGATACCGTTAATGCACTCATTGACATGTTTGTAGCCAGCTTGGTTTAGTTTGTTTTTCATCAGCGCAAACCTGACGTAGTTGTCTTTAACAAAAAGAGAAATAAATCTTCTTATATCGTAATCATTAAAGCTATACTTGCCTGCGTGCAACATTGTCACATACTTAGTTAAGAAATTATTAAAAACTTTGAGCAGTTCTTCTTGCGCTTTTTCTGACCCAGTCTTAGCTTCTGCAATCAGAGCCTGCATTTCGTCTTCTTCTAGATTGTAATATTGCTCTTTATAAGAAGCCATTACTTACCTTCCCAATTTAAAATTCTTGCAGCGTATTCGCTACGTATATCTTCATAAAAAATTACCCTTGGTATCTCTAACTCAATAGCAAATCTAATAGCGTCTGCTGAGTACTTGCTGATAATAAAAGTTAATTTTTCAAATTCAAGCGGGTAATACTTCTTGAATCTTTTTAATTTTATTTTACTTTTGTCATCTAAGTAGCCTTTTATTTCAAGCCACTCTTTTGTTTTGGTTAGATAAAAATCTGGAGTGTAACCTTTAGTTCCTCTTTTGATTGGAAAAGTAAAAACTTTTGGCTCAAACTCAAACTTGATTGAATAACCGATTTAAGATCCTGGCAAAGTTGGCTTCCCAATTTGACCTCATATTCATGTCTAAATCTTCTCTGTAACCAGACTTAGTATGCCTGTAAGCATTGCCTTTTTTTTGCGTAGAAGATTCTTTAGATGATAGAGTAGTGCTTGCTTTTTTCGTGAAGTTTGGAGTTTTTTTTGCGGACCTTTGCAAAAAAAAATCTTTTGGATTTGCGCCTGCCATCATAAATCTGGTATCCTTTGTATGTCAAGTTAATACATTATACTTTATATTTTATAAAAAAACAAATATAAATTCAAACTTAAGGAGAAAAGTATGACAACCGCAACTAGCATTTTCAACAGCATGCGTCAGAGCATCAACGAGTCAGTTATTGACGACTTGACTACTCTTGGCTTTGCCCATGAAGACGCAATCAAGGTAGTTGTTGATTCTGACGACTTTGATATCGTTGCTTCTGGCCTGGATAATCCAGTAGCTCAGTTCTAATTAGATATAATATATATATTGGATATGGCCCCTGGGTAACCAGGGGCTTTTTACTACCCCTGTTTAGATCTTTTTAATCTAGCTACCCCTGTAGCACAAGCGCCTGACTTAGCGTGATCGCAGAAGTAGCATACTCTTTCATTTTTTGTGGGAGTAAAATTAAAATCATTCATAATTAAATTAATCTTTTCGATAAGCATTTGCTTTACATTTTCTAAATCGTCTTTAGAATACTCGTGACTTTTAATTCTTCCAGATCTTAAGTAGTGCAGAGACGCTTTGATATCTTTATCGGGGAAAGCTATTGAAGCAGCTAGTGCGTAGATTCCAAGCTGTAAATTATTGTGCACATCTTTTTGTGCTACTTCACGTTTTCCAGTTTTATAATCAACTATCTCAACTGTATTACCGACTACATCTACTCTGTCTATATAACCTATTATTAAGTAGTTGCCTAGAATAAAGTTAAAACCCATTTCTTTATCATAAACATCAAAGGTTCTTCCATCATATATGTCGTAAAAGTCTTCTAAAATTTGAAGACCAGCTTCATGTAGCTCTTGAGTTATTTCTGACTTTGGATCTAGAATATTCTTATGCTCTACAAAAGAAGACTTCATTTTTTCTAAGTCTAAAAGATCAGTAGACGATACGTGGTCTTCCAAAACTCCATGGACAATATTTCCGAAGAACAGCAGGAGCCGAAAACATTCTTGGCTCTCTTTTGATGTATGAGTAAAAATACTTTGAAGGACACATTTCATATGTGTCTATTCTTGAATAGCTAAACTCAGATAAAGTAATCCTTTGGAAGTCGTCAACTTCTTTAATATCTTTTAATATCATTATTAATTTTCTTCTATTTCTGAAACTATGTTTCCTTGTTCGTCAAATATTGTTCCGTTTTCATCCATAATATAACCAGTATGGATATTTTTATATTTACCTTCACCTAGAGCAGTCCACCCAGTATTGCCATACTCCATGAAATCGTCTTCAAGTCTTGGCCAGTTCATTTGTCTCCTAGTTTACGCTAATTACTGTATTATTTACAGTATCTAAATTATAATAGTAGCTCAACAAACCAAATAGATCACGCAACTCAAGCTCACTAGCATAAAAACCAGCTATGCCAGATTGAATAAAAAAATTACTTTTACCGCTATCTGTTTGGTACTCTATCAAAACAGTATTATTGACGGCCATTCTGCCTATTTCCGCTTGAGACATACTAGTCCTCATCTACTATTGTTATGGGGTTCCAATTTGGGTCGTTCATTTTTTCTCTCATATCTTTTACGTACGAATCCCAGTCTCTCTCATCTTCACTTTGCTTTAAATACTTAACCTTGCCAGCAAAAGGATTAGACTTAAATCTAGTCATAATAAGCTTACCCTGTTGGGTTCTCCAGCGTAACACTCCATTTTTGCAATCACAGTAATCTTCTGGGTGTGGATCTATCGATCCATTTGGATCATATCGTCCACTACATTTATTACACTTAGTATATCTGCCCTTATCTTGGCATCGGTTACACGATGAGCAAAAGACCCAGCAGTCTTTTGTTGAAGGATTCTTGTAGAAATTTCCAGTTGTCATCACTGCTCCATTAAAACTTTTTCTAATTTTTCTTTTACAATTATAGATGTTTTTTTATTAAACTTAAAGGTAATTATCTTACTTCCATCCTTATAGGAAAGAAATACGTAAGACCCACCGTCTTTTGACTTAATTATATCATACAATTTATTTAAAGTTTTTTGATCAATCTGTGAATCAATATTTAAATAAATCGGTGTGCCTCCAGAAAAATTAGATAGATCTAGCTTTTCGCATGAGTTTAAAAGTATTTTTGAAATAATATTTTCATCTTCTCCCTCTTTAGCAATAGAACCAGTTACAGTTAACACTTCACCGTTTTGGAAAAAATCATCTTCATAATTCTTTGCTTCACGAGGAAAAACTATTATTTCTATATCAGAAGATATGTCTTGAAGATTAAATTTAAACATCTTCGCGCCTTTTTTAGTTATAATCTTTTTTGCTCCGGAGATAATTCCGCCTAAAGTAACTCGTGAACCAGCAGGAAGGTCTGCTAAATCAACTATTTCGTGGTTAACCTGCTTGCTTAATAAGTCCCAAACTCCATCTACTGGATTCTTTGATACGTATATGCCAAGTTCTTCTTTCTCTTTTTCTAAGATTCTTAATTCGGTTTGTCTACCAAAATCCTGATCAATTGTTTTGTGTATTAATTCATCTAGCGCACCAGCATTTGCCAAGTGTTCTATTGTAGATTTTTTTAGCACTGCAGGGTTTGTTCTGCGGAAAAAGTCATGCATGGAGACATACGGTTTATTATAATCTCTTGCAGAAAGAATTGCTTCAGAAACAGCGTAACCTATACCGTTTATAGCAGACAGGCCAAATATTATTGTTTTCTCATCTATGACGGCAAAGTCTTCTACTGATTTATTAATAGATGGACTAAGAACAGTTAGCCCTAGCTTTCTACAATCAGAAAGATAAAGCGCAAGCTTATCTTTATTACCAGTTACAGAAGACAGCAACGCTGCCATATATTCTGCAGTAAAATTCATTTTTAAGTAGGCTGTGATATATGAGATCATGGCATAACTAGCTGCATGGGCTCTGTTAAAACCATAACCACCAAAGTATTCAATATCTGAATAAATTTTATTTGCTTTTTCTTCAGAAATGTTTGACTTTGCAATACAGCCTTTGACAAACTTATCCCTAAAGAGAGCAATTTTGTCCATGAGCTTTTTGCCGATCACCTTACGTAGGTCATCAGCTTCCGCAGAACTAAAGCCAGCAAGTTCTCTGGCAACACCAAGTACGTCCTCTTGATATAGCATAATGCCAAGTGATGGACCTAATACTTTTTCTAGATTTGGATGGTCGTATTCAATGCTAGTGCGCGCATGCTTTCTTGATATGTATAGCTTATCCATACCAGAACCCATAGGGCCAGGTCTGTATAATGAAATCAATGCCATAATATCTTCTACTGTTTGCGGCTGCATTTGGACCATAAGTTCACGCATTCCGCTGGACTCTAACTGAAACACGCCAATTGCATTACCCTTGCAGAGTTCACTAAATGTTTTATAATCATTTAAAGGTATCTGATCAACATCTATATAAACGCCTCTTGTTTTTTCCACAAGCTTTATACAGTAATCAATAACACCAAGATTTCTTAAACCAAGAAAGTCAATTTTTAACAAACCACACTGTTCTACTCTTCCCATATCCCACTGAGTAATAACAGGGTTGTCTACACCCTTCTGCATGATCGGTAAATAATCTGTTAGTGGACCTCTAGATATAACAACACCAGCTGCATGCATACCAGTTTGTCTAATGAGACCCTCGAGACCAAAAGCGGTATTAATTATCTGCTTTGCGTCGTCGTCTTTTTTGTATAAATCAGAAAATTCTTGCACCTGCATACACTCTGAAAGAGTTTTTGATATTCCCAAAACTGGAGCTGGTACAAGTTTTGCAACCTTATCTCCACCAGCAAAATCATATGCTAATGCTCTAGCAGCGTCTCTAATTGATTGGCGTGCTCCAGTTTTATTGAATGTACATATATGTGCTACTCGGTCATTCCCATATTTATTTCTAGCGTAATTAATTACTTCATCCCTATGCCTATCGTCAAAGTCAAGATCAATATCTGGCATTGACTTTCTGCCTTCAACCAAAAATCTTTCGAATAGAAGGCCAAACTTTAGTGGATCTAGATTCGTAATTCCTAGAGCATAGGAAAGTATGCTGCCAGCAGCGGAACCTCTTCCCCAACCAACTCTAATTCCGTTAGACTTAGCCCATTGAACTAAATCAGAAACAACTAAGAAATATTCTGGGTAGCCCATTTCTTTAACAACACGCAG